ATATGCTCGAAGCCTTGAACTTGCGGACGCATTCAAAGGCACAGTGGAGACTGAAACGAGCGAACAGCGCAAAGACTATTCAATCACAAATCTCATTAAACAGTACAAAGGAGAAAGAAAATGAAAAAGAGACTTGAAAAGTTGCTTGCACAAAAGAACGAGCAAAGAAACAATTTGAATTCTGCACTCATCGAGAGTGACAGCAAAGAAGAGAGAGCCGCAATCGGTGAGACTCTCAAGGCACTTGCAGACGAGATTGCAGACATCGAAGCAATGCTCGCAGAAGTTGACGAGCCTGCTGACGAAACACCCGCAGAAGAGAACAAAGAAGAAATCAAAGGAGACGAAAGAAAAATGAATGTACTTGAAACAATGAACACAAGAAAAGATGACAACAAGGAGATTGAAGCAAGAGCAAAGGCATTTGCTGAAAGCGGCAAGATGATTATTGACAACGCAGAAGCACGCTCTGTGCTTGTATCAAGCGGCACGCTCGCAACTCCAACAGAGGTTGCAGGCATCAATGATGAAATCGGCGCAAGAGTGTCTTCAATTGTTGACCTTGTAAAGATTACAGATGCAAGCGGCATGGGCGCATACAAGGTTGCATATGTTGACGGAGATGCAACAGCGGCAACACAGACAGAGGGCGGCAAGTATAACAGAAGCAAGCCTTCATTCAATTTTGTTGAAATTGCTCCACAGACAGAAGCAGTGATTTCATACATCTCAAAGCAGGCACAAAAGCAGACTCCTCTCAACTATCAAGCAAAGGTAAACGAGAGCGCACTTGTTGCACTTCGTAAGAAAGCGGCAAAGATAATCACAGACAAACTTGTTGCTTCAACACTCAACACATCTGTGACACTCTCTGCACTTGATGACAAGTCACTTCGTCAGATCGCATTCAACTATGGCGGAGATGAGAGCATCGTTGGTGCGGCAACACTCTTCATCAACAAGGCTGACCTTGTTGCACTCGGTGATGTTCGCGGCTCTGACAAAAAGGCAGTATATGAAATCACTCCCGATGCAAGCAATCCAAACACAGGTATCATCAGAGACCACGGTCTTGCTGTTCCTTATTGCATCAACAGCAATCTCACAGCAGGCACAATCGCATATGGACAAGCAAAGTGCTTCGAACTCGCACTCTTCTCAAACTACGAAATCAAGGTTTCCGAAGACTTCGCATTCGATGAGGGACTTCTTGCAATTCGTGGAGATGTTGAACTCGGCGGTGATGTTACTGTCAAGGGCGGCTTCGTAATTGCAAAGGTTGGCGCATAACGAGTCAATTCGAAACTAAAAATCAAAGCGAGGTAATGACATGACACAACTGACAGCAACAGAACGACTTGCAAAAGTGAAGACAGCACTCGGAATTTCGGGTGACTTTCAAAATGACACTCTGACATTCTACATTGACGAAGTCATCAATGAACTTGTCGATGCAGGTGTTGCTCGAAACATTGCAGAGAGTGATGCGGCTGTCGGTTGCATTGCTCTCGGAGTCAATGACTTGTGGAATTATTCAAGCGGCGCAGTGAAGCACAGCGAACAATTCAACAGAAGATTGATTCAACTTTCAGCGAAAGAGAGTGATGCTGATGTATAGACCGAGCGAAGCATCGCAGATGACAACGGCAATGCAGTTGCAACAGCCGCAGACGGTCACAGAATACGGTGTGACAGTTAAGGCATACAAAGACAACGAAGAAACAATCATGTGCAATTTTAAGTCCTACGGCGGCACAGAGCGCATCGTCAATGATGTTCTGTCTGTCGAGGACACTGCACAGATTGTGTGTTGGTACAATCCCGACATCAAAGGAGATTGCAGAATCAAGAGACTTTCAGACAATGCAGTCTTCGAGATTCTCGGAACTCCCGAAAATATCGAAGAGAGAAATCAATTCTTGAAATTCAAAGTCCGCAGAATCAAAGGCGGTGCGTGAGAATGGCAATCAAATTGAAACTTTCGGGATTTGATGACTTGTTTGAGCAGATAAAAAAAGCAGAGGGCAATGTTGACAAAGCGGCAGAGCAATGCTTGAAAGAGTCTGCTCAAATCATGCAGAGCGAACTGAAAGCACAGATGCAGAAATCGGGAGTTGACAGTGATCTGATTGACAGAATGCCGTCTCCCGAAATTCAGACTGACGGAAACAGCATGATTGCAAGAGTCGGCTATAAAAAAGGCGCATACAATCCCGACAATTTGAGTGACGGCTTCAAAGTTGTGTTTCTCAACTACGGAACACCGAGACGAAGCAAACACGGCAAAGTTGAAGCAAAAGGCTTCATCGACAAAGCACAACGCAAAGCGAAGAAGCAAATCAAAAAGGCACAAGAAGAAACACTGAAAAAAATCATAGGAGAATTGCAATGAAACAGAAACTGATTTCTGCACTTGAATCGTTTGGCTATCCTGTCAAACTTCAAGGCACGATGAATCCCGATGAAGCATATCCCGACACATTCATCACATTTTGGTGCAATGACACAGATGACAATGCTCATTTCGACAATGAAGTCACTGCGTGGGATTGGTTTTTCAGTGTGATTTTTTACAGCAACAATCCGACACTTGTCAACACGAAGCCGAACGAGATTAGTGAAGTGTTGAAGAGCGCAGGATTCATTCCGCAAGGAAAAGGCAATGACATTCAAAGTGATGAGCCGACTCACACAGGGTGGGCAATGGATTTCATTGCAACAGAAACAATTGACAAAGGAGAAAAATTATGAACAAGAAATTTGGCATGCTCAAAGGTCTTTCTGACATTTACATTTGCGAAGTTGAAGACACAGCCGAAGCATACACACCGAAAGAAAAGCCACAGCAACTCATTCCTGCGGGCGAGATGACAATCGGAAAGTCTATCGACAAAGCGCAATACTACTATGACAATTCAATGTGGGCAGAAGTGGGAATGGAAGCGCCCTCTGAAATGAGTCTCATCGGAGCTGCTGTGCGTTCCGCATTCATTGCATGGATTGAGGGCAAGGACATCGATTCCGCAACAGGCGCAATTCTCGATGACGGTGATTGGCACAACAAGACTTTCGCAATCTCGGGCAAGAAAGACTACACAGACGGCACAAGCGAATATTTCTGCTTCTTGAAGTGTACTTTTGGCGGCGCAGAAGAAGCATCAAAGACAAAAGACAACACAACAGATGCGAACGGCTCGACTCTTCCATTCACAGCATATTCAACTACACACAAATTCGAGAACGGCAAGCACTGCAAGGTTGTCCGCATCGACACTGCTGAAACACAGTTGAAGACAGATGCATCATGGATTGAGCAAGTTGTCACTCCCGACAATCTTGGCGAAATCTGTGAGAAAGTCACCGCTTAATTACTAACAACAGAACAACATTCAACACAAGAAAGGACACAGAAAAATGGCAAAATATGAATTGAATATTTATGGCGAAAACGATGCGATTGTCAAGACATACGCAACTGACAATGTGATGTGGGGATTCTATCTCGAAGCAGTGAAAGCATCAGAAGAAATGCAGGAGATGACTTCTGCTGAACGATTTGAAATGATGAACGAATTCATCAAGAGACTTTTCATCGGCTTGACTGATGAAGAATTGACACATGCATCGGGTGACGATGTGCTGAATGTATTCAATCAACTCATGAGGAAAGCAAAGTCAATAGGTGGCTCAAAAAACGCACAAGCGGCAGTGTAACAACTGCCGCAACAAGTGCGCATCACGAATTGATGAAGACAACTTTTCTTGTCGCAAGAAGTCTCGCTGTTTCTCCGTTTGAAGTAATGGCGCAAGACTTGGATTTTGTGATTATGGTTGTCAACTTTCTTCTTGACAGCGCAGACGAAAACAAAACTCATGACAACAACAATGTTTTGTCTGAAAAAGACAAAGACAAAGACTTTTGGTCTGCATTGTAAGGTGGTGAGAAAATGGCAGATGATACAAGACTTGGTGCGAATTTTGCGATTGACACAACTGATCTGAAAGCAGGACTCGCACAAGCAAACAGATTGATTCGTGAAAGCGAAAGCGAATTCAGAGCCGCCGCCGCAGGACTTGACGATTGGACTCAAAGTGAAGAGGGACTCAATTCGAGAATCAAGACTCTCAATTCTGTCACTGATATTCAGCGAAAGAAAGTCAATGCACTTCAAAGCGAATATGACAGATTGATTGCAAACGGTCTTGACCCGACAAGCAAAGAAGCAACTGAACTTCGCACAAAAATCAACAACGAGACAACTGCTCTCAATAAGAACGAAGCAGAACTCAAAAAACAGACACAAGCACTCGCAGACCTTGCAGACGAAAGCAAAGATGCAGGAGATGCGACAGACGAAATGTCTGACAAATTCAGCGGATTGAAAGCGGCAGGCGGTGTCGCAGTCGGTGCGATTGCGGCAGTTGGTGCGGCTTGTGTTGGTGCTGTCACTGCTTTTCTTGGACTTGCAGAAAGCACAAGAGAAGCAAGAACAAACATGGCAAAACTTGAAACGAGTTTTACCGAAGCAGGACTCACAGCAGAGAATGCATCTGACACATTCAAAGATATGTACAGCATTCTCGGTGATGAGGGACAAGCAACAGAAGCAACAGCATTCCTCGCAAAGATTGCTGACAATGAAGAGGAACTCGCAAGCGCAACACATACCCTCACAGGTATATATGCGACTTTTGGGCAGTCATTGCCAATCGAGGGACTCACAGAAGCAATCAATCACACTTCTTCTCTTGGCTCTGTGCAGGGAAATCTCGCCGATGCGCTCGAATGGTCGGGTGTGAATGTCGATGATTTCAATGCGCAACTCGAAAAATGCTCTGACGAAGAAGAGAGACAAGCACTCATCATGTCAACATTGTCGGGCATCTATGACGGAGCGGCTGACTCATACAAAGAAACGAATGCAGATGTCATCGCATCGCAGAAAGCACAAGCAGACTTGAATGAGACTCTTGCTGAACTCGGTGCGATTGCAGAGCCTATCATGACAACATTGAAGACTCTTGCAACAGAGCTGCTTCAATCAATCACACCGTTTGTCTCACTTATCGGAGAGGGACTGACAGGCGCACTTGAGGGCGCAGACGGTGCGGCAGACAAACTCGCAGAGGGATTGAGCGGAATCATCACATCTCTGCTCGACAAAATTGTCTCGATTGCGCCGTTTGTCATCGAAACAATTATTTCAATCATTCCGAAATTGCTCGACTCGATTTTGTCACAATTGCCTGTGATTTTGCAAACTCTGCTCGACATAATTGTGAAAATTGCACAAGAACTCGGAAAGATGCTTCCGACTCTCATTCCTGTCATCATCGATGCAGTCATCATGATTGTCGAAACATTGCTCGACAACATCGACATGCTCATCGATGCAGGAATTTCGCTGATTATGGGATTGGCTGACGGACTGCTTGCGGCACTCCCTCGCTTGATTGACAAAATCCCTGTCATCATCGAAAAATTGATTGGTGCAATTTCTCGAAATTTGCCGAAAATCACACAAATGGGAATCGAGTTGACATTGAAATTGGCGGCAGGAATCATTCAAGCAATTCCTCAACTCATCTCAAAAATTCCGCAGATAATCTCTTCAATCGTGAGTGGATTCAAGACATACAATTCCAACATGGAAGGTGTCGGAAAGAATTTGATTGAGGGACTGTGGAACGGAATCAAAGACATGACTGCGTGGATTAAAAAGAAAATCAAAGGATTCGGAAAAGATGTCCTTGACGGCTTGAAAGATTTCTTCGGAATTCATTCTCCGTCAAGAGTGATGTCAGATCAAGTCGGAAAGAATCTTGCTCTCGGTATCGGAGAGGGATTTGAAAAGAACATCGGCGCAGTGAATGATGAAATCACAGATGCGATGAATTTTGATGACACAACATCACCGCACAGAAGCGGCGCATTTGGCTTGTCAAGAGGTGGCACTGTAATCAATTACACAAACAACTTCAAACAAGCATACACATCGCAAAAAGAGAAATACAAAGCACAACAGCAACTGATTGCGACAGTGCGGCTTGCAAAGGTGGGTGTATAAATGGCAACATTTGAATTTGTGAATGCGAGAGGGGATTCAATTTCCCTCTCTGCAAACAATGATTTCGTCTTGATACACATTGACGGACAGACATCTGCATCTGCATCTGTGTCAAGCAGTGTCATCGGCGGTGTTGACGGAGACTCTGTCAACAATATGCAAGCAGATGCAAGAATCATCGTGTTTGATTTGCGCATCAGAAACGGAGTCGATGTCGAAGAAGCAAAGCGCAAAATCTTGCAAGTCATAAAGTTGAAGCAGAATGGCACTCTTGTTTGGAAACAGAACGGCAGAACAGTCGAGATTGTCGGAAAGATTGAGACGATTGAAATGCCGAGGTGGGCAAAAGGTGTTGTGATGCAAGTGACAATGCACTGCGAACAACCTTTTTGGGAAGATGCAGAATCTGTTGTCGAGCAAATCAGCGAAGCAATCAATCTGCACTATTTCACAGACTCTCCGATTGACATGCTCTACTTCGAAGAAGAGGGAATTGTCATTGGTGAGTATGACACAACGAGAGCGAAGAACTTCTTCAACGAGGGAGATGTCAGTGTCGGTCTTGAGATTGACATCATTGCTCTTTCAACAGTGACAAATCCTATCATATACGATGCAAGCGGCAATTTCTTCGGTGTTGGCTACGGCACAGCAGAAAAGCAAGTGAAGATGCAGAGCGGAGACAAGATTGTCATCACAACGCATCGAGGAAGAAAGAGTGTGACTCTGAACGGAGTCTCAATCTTCAACAAAATCAAGCCAAATTCAACATGGTTGCAACTTGCGACAGGTGACAACAGATTCGCAATCAACAGTGATGATGATTCGCTTGAAAATATGGCATTCTCGCTCATTTACAAGCAGAGATATGTGTGAGGTGATCTGATGATTGACTATGTTGAAGCAAGAAATGCAAATTTCGAAGTCATAGGAATACTTGACACAGCACAGTCTGTGATTTGGCATTCCGTATATTATGGAGTGGGTGATTTCGAAGTCTTCATCAGCCTGCGAGATGTGCTTTCAATTCTCAATGATGTGAAATACATCACACGAATCGACAATGATGAAATCGGTGTCATTGAATCGATTCTGATTGCTGACGATATTGAAAGCGGAAAGATGATAACAATCAAGGGCAGATTCGCAAAGTCTCTGCTTGACAGACGAATCATCTTCACTCTGACAGGAACATCGAACAAAGCAACAATTCTGCGAGGAAATGTCGAGACAAATGTCAGAAATCTTGTTGAAAACAATGCGATTTTGTCTCGCCCTCTCGGTGTTTTTGCGCTTGGCGCACATTCGGGAAGCACAAAAATCATTGTCGATGAAAACAGAGCTGCGGCGCAGAAGCAAGTGTCATTCGAGAATCTTCTTGAATACACAGACACACTGCTGAAAGAATACGGACTCGCATCGACAGTGAAGTTGAGTGACAGCAAGTTGCTCTATACAGTATATGAGGGCGCAGACAGAAGCGCAGACAACACAGACGGCAATCAGCCGATTGTTTTCAGCAAAGAATTTGACAATCTTCTCTCAAGCGAATACAGCCACGATTCAACACTCGAAAAGAATGTTGCTCTTATAGGTGGCGAGGGAGAGGGAATCGAACGATTCTGCGTGCTTGTAGGCTCACAGAGCCTGCTTGCAAGAAAAGAAGTCTTCATCGATGCTTCTTCAATCACTAAAACATACAAAGATGACAACGATGTTGAGCAGACATTCACTGATGCGGAATACACTGCAATGCTGAAAGCGCATGGGCAACAAGTGATGAGTGATCTGAAAGTGACGGAAGACTTCAACGGCACAATCGACATCACA